CCATGATCGTGCTGCCTTTCTGCGCCCGAAGGCGCGGGGTGAGAGACTGATAACTCTCGTTGAACGACTATCCGATCCAGCCTGCCCGGCCGTGTTGCGTCTCGACAAGCGAGGCCAGGGGAGGCGCCGCACCGTCGAGCTTCCGCTCCAGGAAGGCGCCGAGTCCTGCCACAACCATGTGACGGACGATGGCCCCTTCGAGGTACCGCCCGAGGTCTTCCGCCTCGGCGCCGTCCTCCAGCGCCTTCGTCGCCTGCTGATAGAGGCGATAGCTGTTGCCGAGCGCCACGATCGCCGCGTCGAGCCGTTCGGCGGCGCGGACCCGGGCGAGTGCCAACTCAGAAACCGCGGCGACCATCAGCGCCACCCCGTTGAGTGGACGTGTGCCGCGATGGCCTCGACGATGTCGCGCTTCGAGCCGAGGCCGTGCGATTGCAGGACCCGCGAGAGCGTCGGATTCTGCCGACAGAACCGCTGCACGCGACCGAGCAGGTCCTCGGCCTCCTTCACGCCGTACCGGGCGCGCATCCCGGCGCGCAGTTCTTCGTTCGACTGGTCACACGCCCGGTTGAGCGCGTCGAGGCGCTTGTCTGGGTCCTCCGTGCGAGCCGCGGCCAGTTCGCCGTCAATGAATGCGCCCGCGAGCGTCGCCACGACGCTATCCGGCAGTCCGGTCGAGTCGGCGATGTGGAGAAAGTCCTGTTTCACGTCTTCGCGCGTGTCTTCGTCGAGACCGGCCGCGTCGAAGAGCTCCGGGCCACGCCGATCGAAGACGCTGGTGATGAGGCTGTCGCCGTAGAACGCGCGGGCCGTCTCGTCGGGCGTCGGCGTGTCGGCCAACAGGTCGGGGACGCGGGCCGAGCGGTCCGGCACGTCGGCCGCCTGTGAATCCGGGTGATCGTAGAGGACGGTTGGATCGATCATTTTCAATTCTCCTGGTTGAGGGACGGATCGAACGGATCGAAGTCAGCCACGTGGCCGACGGCCTCGGGCTCTTCCACAGCCCGCCGTTGCACGATGCCCAGCGGGCTCATGCTCCGGCACTCAGCGGTGAGCGCGTCTTGCGCGGAGGTCCGGCGTTCCGCGGTGTCGGCAGGGACGGGTTTCATCCACTTCGCGGAATAGTCAGCCTCGCCGATCAGCTCGAAGACGTCGCCAGGCCGGCGCCGGATGTGGTCGTAGTAGCCCATCGCGGTTGCTGTCACCTTCATCAGCGCACCTCCGGTGCAAACGGGTCCCACTCGTGGAGGACGTGACCGACTCCTTGCCGGCCGAAGCCCGGCGCGAGCGCCGCCGGCTGGTCCGGCAGCGCGAAGGTCAACGCGAGCGCGTCGGCCAGGTCGGGCGATCGGCCGAGCCGTTTCTTGATCTGGTCTTTCTCCTCGAGCTGAAACTTGCCGCCGCCGAAGGTGTACGTTGGCTGGGTCAGCTCGGCGACCAGCGCGGGCAGGTCCGGGAGCGCCCCGCCGCGGCGCACCCATTCCGCCATGTTGAACCACAGTTCCGCGCGCAAGTTGCGGTAGCGCGGATCCATCGGCGAGGCGCTGAAGTTGACCGGCACCGCGGGACACCCGGCCACCAACAGGGAGTCCACCACGCCGCCGCCGTACCCGCCCGTGTCGTCAATGAACACGGTCTCCGCGCCCCAGTCCGCGATGCCCCTTGCCACGCGGGCGGCGATCTCCGTCGTGCGCGCGCCTCGCATAATGACCGGCTTGAACGCGGCGAGTCCTTGCCGCGGGAAGAGACACGTTGCGTCGTTTCCGAATCTCGCGCAGTCCACGCCGATCCGCTTCTGGCTCCAGGTGTAGGCGTCTTCGCGCACGTGCCGGTGCATCGCGGCTTCGACGTCCTCCACCGACAACAGGGTGTTGAACGAGTGCGACGGGAAGACCCCGAGCAGGTAGCTTTTGACCCAGTCGTTATCCCGGCCGTACGTCCTGATGGCTTCCCGGGCCCATTCGAGATCCACGCGCGGGGCCCGCTTCGGATCGTCGGGATCGCCGGTCACGACGACGACGAACCACTGATGCCGGAGCGGCCCGGCCGCGGCGTACAACATGCCGTCTGTCGAAATCGGGTTGCCCGCCTGCAGGATCTTGCCGAACGTGCAATTGCTGAGCGCCTGCTCGGCGGCCCGCAGCACGGTCGGCGGAATCGTGCCGCTCTCGTCGATGATCGCCAGCACGTACTGGGAGTGCAGACCGCTCAGCGTCTTCCCCTGTTCGCTGGGATCGCCGCCGTGCGGCCAGGTGCGCGCACTCAAGAACCACGTTGCCTCGTGGTCGCGAGCGAAGATGCGCGTCGAGGTCCACTCGAAGCTCGTCGAGAGGTACGCGCTGCGGCTCATCCACTTCGAGAGCTCGCTCCAGAGGTTGTCTCTCAAATTGCCTTCCGTCACCGCGACGGCCGCGCCTTTCGGGTGCTCGCCGATGTCGCCCTGCACGCCTAAGAACCAAAGCGCCGCCCAGGCTAGACAGGCACTTTTCCCGGGACCCACGCAGGCTTGGAGGGAGATCCGGCGCTTGGCCGGGTCCGGCGAGGCGAACGCTTCGAGCGCGTCCCGCTGCCAGGCGTCGATCGTCTCGACGTGCAGCTCCTCGTGGACGAACGCGCAGATGTTCTGCCGCCAGCGGAGGATCGTCGCGCCGATGGCGGCCAGGTCAGCCACGGGACGCCTCCAACTGGCGAGACGCGGCGATCGCGGCTTCGAGTCCCAGCTTGCCCGAGTGCTTCAGATCGATGCGCTCGCGGAACTTGTCCGGCCTGAGCGCCTTCAGCATGAAGATCAACAGGAGGTCGGAGAACTTCCGGACGCTGCCGCACACCTCGCCCTGGTAGTAGACCGGCTCCGGCCAGCCTTCACGCGCCCGGCGCATCGCCTCCGCTTCGAGGTTGTCGGCGACCGCCTCCGCCGCGTCCTCGAAGGCGTCCCGGTACGCAGGGTCGGCCTTCATCCAGTCGTAGTGTGTCCGGCGCGTGATGCCGGCACCCTTGCAGCCGTGGAAGATGGTCCCGCACTTGAGGTACGCGGCGAGCATCGCTTCTTTTTTCTGCTGTGAACTTCTGTGTTCAAGCGCCGCCGGTTCGGCAGGCTTCGCCGGCTTGGATGTCCGGGAACGAACATTTGTCGCCGCTCGCTTTGTGGCTTGCGTCATCCGTGCACCTCCGCGCTGTCGAATCCCTCGCGCGCCGCCTGCAGCACCCGCAACAGTGGACACCCGCCATCGGCGTGCAGGAACAGCGGGAAGTCGCTCCCTTCCACCCGGGCGTCAAGCGGCACCGCGGCGAGCGGCGGAACAGCCGCGGACGTGCAGCAGCCCGGGCAGTAGACGTCGCGCCAGCCGCCGGCCAGGGGCGTGACGGTCATCCCGGCGACGAGGCTCAGCCGCTCCGGGTGTCGCCCGGCGTCGGCCAGGTGCTTCGTGAACGCCTGCAGGTCCTTCTTCGTCATCGGCCGGTCTCCTGGTTGTCTAGCAGCGCGTGCAACCCGTCGAGCACCCTTGCCGTCCACAGCAGCTCGTCGCGGCTCCGGGCCCGGTGTTGAGCGAACCGTCCAACGGCTAGGAGCAGCCCGCGGAGCCGGCGCTCGAGCGCCGCCTTGCCCTTAATCCGACTCACGAGAAAGCGCCCGTCAATCTCACGCACGGCCCGCCCCGTTGAGTACCAGCCAGGCCGCGGCGCACGCCAGCCAGGCCACGAGCAGCACGCCGATGATGATGTTGGTGATCATGGTCGGGCAGGTTATGCGTCTGCATAACCTCTTCCTTGCTCTCGCCGCTCATCGTCCTCATCTCCGTTCGGGTCCGACTCACCTTGGGTTCGCTAGTCCGAGTCAGTGAGTGAGTAGGACCCCTTAAGGGGGGGTCCGACTCAACTCAACTTGACTACACTCGGGTCCGACTCGGGTCCGACTCGGTCCGACTGGGTCCGACTCGTCGAATGGCCGAGTAGCGCGGCCGTCCCGCTGGCCGTCAGGGTGTACGGTTTCCGTTGCGCGGCCGGCGGGAGCATCCATCCACGGTCGATGTTCCGGGCGATCGACTCGCGGGTGAGTTGGGTCCTGACGCCGAGCGCGATCCGGATCTGG